CGGGCTATCGGGTGAGCATCCCGCGCACCATGTAACAGTAAAGGTAAAACACTATGCAAACTTTCACTATCGCCGATACTACCGTTATCTCTAAGCACGCCCCGCTCTATTGCCACGCCCATGGCCTAATGCAAACGGCTACCGGCTACGGCAAACGTATTGCCACCGCTACCATGGTGCACTATCGTGGCCGGTGGCGCCGTGTGTACTGCTGTATTTTCTCTAACGTGGGGACTTGCTACATTGGCAAACTCTCGGACAATTTGATTGTTCGCTGATAACCCAGCCGATAGCCTATGCGGGCTATCGGGTGAGCATCCCGCGCACCATGTAACAGTAAAGGTAAAACACTATGAAACAGACTATCGACAACATCAGCCAATTCCGTGACGCATTCCGCGCAATGGATCGTCACGGGCATTTCAGCTATGAAGGCATGGAACTGTTGTTTAACTACTTGGAGGAACTGAACCCAGACTATGAGCTTGATGTAATCGAACTTTGCTGCGAGTACGCCGAATCGACACCTGATGAGATTGTGGAAGTGATAGCCTACGGTATCGAATACGACACCGACGAACCCGAAGCCAGCGAAGCCGCCATGGCCTACCTTGAGGCTAACACCACCGTCGTCGGCACCACTTCGACCGGCGCCATTGTTTACTGTTCCAGCTTTTAAGGAGATCACTATGCGTCAACATTACACCACCACCCGCACCCCTTCGCGCTTGGCAGCCGCTGCACTGGCTATCGCCATTGGCCTGGCGCTGGCCACTGTTCTTTTTGTTTATCTGTGAGGCTTACATCATGATCCGTTCTCAATACTTATCCGCTTTGTTGCGCTTGCTCACCCCTGCTGAAATAAAAAGAAGTGCAGCGCAGCCCACCCGCAGCATGACGCGCACCCATGTTTTGCTGCACTACGTGGCCCTGCGCCGCTTGGGAGTGCAAACATGATCCGCGAATCTGACATAAAGCATGAGAATGGCTCCCACTGGGTGCTTGACGATAGCAACGTGTATACCGTTTACCGTACCGGGCTAACGCATAGCACTTCGGATAGCGCATACCCGCGCACGCCTGACGGGCTATCCATTGCGATTGCCCGGTGCGACTACTTGGCCAAGACTCGTAAACCTCAACCCATTGGAGAATGATTATGTTAACAATCGAACACGTAAACGACTTAGAGCGCGCCGCCTACATTGCCAACGACCCCCAGGCGGTACTGTTAGCCCGGATCGCTGATCTGGAGCGCCAGTGTGTGATTTACTCTAACACTCTGGATCGCATAGCGGATGCAGGCGAAGTTCTGAGCGGGAAAGAATGCGCCCTGATAGCGTATGACGCATTATGAAAGCCCGATATCTGACCATGGGACCCTATACGCCAGGAGCATGGGTCTGGCATCCCTCCAACTCAAAAGAAGGCGGGTTCACCATACGGGCCGAGTCTGGCGGGTTCGCGCCCCTAGCCGTGGTCCGAGGTGATAAACGCAGCACATTGGCAGCTGCTCAGGCTAACGCGTGTCTTATCGCTGCTGCGCCAGACATGATCGAGGCGCTGTACATGCTGCTGTCGCACTGCCACCATGATGAAACCAGCGAGGATGCCGTACTGGCGGTGAGACGCGCCAGGTTCGCCATTGAAATTGCCGAAGGCAAGGTGCCGTGTTATTAGCAGCCCTGATAGCGGCCCTTATCGCGTTGATTTTGGGCCTCTAACCCCTAAACCCTACCTACCCCCTAAGATGACCCCCAAACCCTCTAAAAACGCCGTTCTGGTTGACCTGATGGCCCGTCTATCCCTTACCGAAGGCCAAGCCGCCGCGTATTTCGGTGTACCCGTGTTTACTTATCGAAAGTGGCTCAGTGGTGAGCGCGGCCTAAATGCCGCCGTTCTGCGACTGGTGGAGATCATGGGCATCATTGAGGCCGTAGCGCCAGGACTGCACGCCGCCCTGCTGCCTGAGCCTGCACCTAAGCGCGGGCGACCTAAAACAAAGGGGGCCGAAGCCCCCTAATTAATCCAACAATTCAGCCCCGTACACACGGGGCTTTTCTTTTCTGGAGAGCCGGTAAATCTCATCGAGCGCTCGCTGTTTGGCCCGGATCACTTCTGCCCTATGGTCTTTAAATTGCACCTGTAAGGCCGGGTTTATAGCCCATTGGGCATGGTGCTGCGCCTCTCTGGTGCCGTCATCCATACGGGCCACCCAGCGCCCCTGCTCCAGTGGATACATTGCCCCATAGATCAATTGATCCTGCTGCCACACGTTAACCTTTTCGATCTGACGGCGGGCTGACCGCTTGATCTCTGCCATGGTGATAGTCGTCTCGTCTGCGTGCTGGATGATGTAATCGCGCAGCCAAGTATCGAAGTTAGTGCCGCCAGACAACTCGGACAGGGCGTAGCGGTAAGCGGGCACCACGTAGGTCTTTGTGATATGGATGACCCGTTGGGCTAAGTCCTCCGATACCGTAGGGCTGAATGGTGACTCGATCAGGTGCCACATAAGCATCAACCGCCCGGCCAAGCCCTCCACCTTACCGAAAGCGGTCATAAAGGTATCGTCTGACTGTAGGAGACGCTCGTCTTTTCTCTTCTCGTCATACCAGTCCTGAAACGCCTGATAGGCGGTCTTGGCTCCTGGTGACAGTTGATAAGTGAGAGGGGGCATAGCGAAGATAACCCGAAGGGTTTGTTCCCATTGGCCCTTGTTCAGCAGGTAATCGGGAATTTCTACGGGTTTTCGGGTTAGATCGCCGTTCAGGATGCAGGGTACAAAGCGCTGCACCAAGCCATCAGCAGAAAGATTTGCAAGGTTCTCACGGAACACGCGGGGTTGGATGTTCCCGTATATGCTGACAGCCAGGTTCTCCGCGAAGATAGAGCCGCTACCTACACGATCCATCTCATAGGGTGCTGACTCGTATGCCTTAACCCAGGCGCTGCGGTCTTCCCCGCTGGTCTTGTCGGTCAGCTTGCGCACCCAACTGTTCATCTCGTCTAAGGCGCACAGCAGCCCACGGGGGCGCTCTGCTGCCAAACGCACCAGCTTCTGACTGGTGATGTCGTCCACGGTAATGCGCAGGGGTACAGGCTGGGGCGGTAACTCGTGCACCGCTGGTGCTTGGCTGGTATCTAGTAGTGCCTCAGGTGTCGCGTTAAATTCAAGAAATGCCTTTTTACTAGCCGCGAACATGGCCTCTTGACCTTCCCAAGCCAGCAGTTCCTTACCGAACCGGGGCCGGTCTTCCAGCTCTAAGTGCTTCAAAGGTGCCAGCATGGGGGTGCTGCCTGGGGTCTTTTTGTCGGCTGGTGCGCCAATGGTCATCAGCCACAGCACAGGGGGCACTTTAAAGTCTTTGATCAATTCGAGTCGGGTGCGGGCGTCCACTACGCCGCAGGCAGCGGCCAAGCCAGCGAACAGGGGCACCAATGGATCGCAACCTACAGTCTGGCCGATCTCGTCTGCCCTGCGCGCCAGGACAGCGGGCCACAGCTCCACGTCCATGTGCGGGGGCCGTGGCCTAAGATCGACCAGCACGGACTTTGGGTCGGCTGGGGACTCCATTGCGGAGAACAGGGTGCTTATATCGGGCATGGGGCGTGTCCATCCATGTTGTTTGGCGATATGGAACAGGGTGCCCAGCTTGACCGCCGTTCCTTTATCGTTTTTAAAGCTGGCCCATTGGTGAAGCATGACCGCCTCACCTGGGTATTTGGCCGAAGGCAGGCTCCAGTCGTTCCACAGCGCCAGCGCCGGGTCTACCTGATCGGTCTGTTCACCTGCCCACTTGAGCGCCATGCCTACGTTGACCCACTCTTCCCGTGAACAGTCTGGGGTGATGGAGGCCATAGCGGTGCGTATGTCTTCCCATGATGCGCCGATCTCGTTACCGGTGTCGATGGTGCGCTCTTTGTCCTGACCCAGCAGCCCCTGCCACAGATCGAGAATGGCCTGTGGGACTGTTGGGAGGCGCATCCAGTGGCCCCGACCTGCCCACCGATAGGGCTGGTTTGTCTCTGGATGAATGGATGGGGGCAGAACATCCTGCACGGTCAGGCCGTTGGCCGTGGCGCAGCGCAGTTCGTATGCTGTCAGGCCGTTGATGATGATCTTCTTACTTGGCAGCGCCAGCCCGAAGGGCATTGCATACAGCAGTTTTCCGTGCCCTGCCCTGCCTGAGTCAACGATAACGGCATCGTTGGCATCGTAAAGTTGTTGCAGATCAATGCCTTGCTGTTTCAGCGCAACAGTGGTGCTGTCCCACTCGTCAATGTCTAGAGCCATTGTGCTGCTGTAGGCATGAGCCAGACCGATGCCGTAGCCATGTGGTAGTTCTGTCTGACTCTTAAGGGCGTTGGTCTTGATGTTCCAGCCTAGGGTGCGCGGCCCCTTGGTGCCTGATGGGATAGGGACAAGTGACCATCCGTGTCTGATGTAGGCATCGACTGATGCGGGGTGCTGTGTGACCTGTGGTGCTGTGCTCATTTGACGCCTGTCTAAAATTTATTTGCAAATTATGTTTGACAGTGTACACCACTGTGCTACACTTGCGGCAACAAATCAGGAAATTTATGGCAACCACACCGAAAACCAAGTTTCTGAGTACCAGGGTGCGCCCTGAGACTCACTCCAAGTTTCACGTCAAGGCACAGAAGTTCGGGCAACCGTCTGATGTGTTGCGTGAATTAGTCGATGCGTTCATTGATGACCGTATCAAAATCCAACCCCCTGTAACTGTAAAAGAAAGCCTATATGTCTCTTGAACTCAAAATCGAAGCCCTGACCGCTGCCGTGATCGCCCTGACTGCCAAGATGGAGTCGGGCACTGTAACACCAGCCGCACCTGTTGCTGTTGCCCCTGCTCCAGTAGTAGCCGCTCCGGTAGTAGCCGCTCCGGTAGTAGCTGCTCCTGTAATGCCTGCACCCCCCGCCTTTATGGCCGCACCTGTAGTTGCACCCGTGGCTGTTGCTGCTGGCGCACCGTTCACTGATGGTAAAGGTCTGATCGACTATGTGATGGGCGCATACAAGGCGCTGGGTGCTGCTAAGGGTGCCAATATCCAAGGCGTATTGGTCGGCATGGGCTACCAGAACATCAATGATGTGAAGCCCGAGCATTACGCTGCCCTGTTCGCCGGTGTTGAAGCTCTGAAAGGCTAACCATGTTGCAAATCTTTGGCATCTGGATCATCGCTGCATGGCTCACTCACATTGTGGTTTGCCTTAAGACTGCTGCTTGGGGATTTTTGATTGCTGGTGCTATCGTGTTTCCCATTGCTTGGATTCATGGCACGGGTGTTTGGTTGGGTGCTTGGTAATGACTGGCCACGCCCAACTGTCTCCATCGAAGCGCAGCCGTTGGGCCTTGTGCCCTGGCAGCATTCGAGAGGAAACCAAGTACCCAGAGCAATCGTCTGGGCCTGCTGCCATTGACGGCACGCACAGCCACCACTTGCTGGAAACTTGCATCAAGGAAGCCAAAGATGCGGTTGAGTACATTGGTCTGACATTGAAGGATCACGAAGGTCTGTTTACTGTGGACAAGGATCGTGCAGCTCGTGTGCAGATTGCGCTGGACTACATTCACGAACGGTCGATGGGTTATGCTTTTTGGGTTGCATCAGAGCAGCGGGTTGAACCTGCACACTTGCTAGGGCGTGATGATTTGTCAGGCACCGTGGACGTTCAAATTCTGGTTGGTGACACGCTGGAACTTATCGACTATAAGGACGGCATGGGTGTCGTTAGTGCCGAAGGCAACTTGCAGCTTGAGCAGTACGCTTATGGTGTCCTGGCTGGCTACAAGCTGCCCATTAACGGCACCTATCCGTTCAAGTATGTGACCATGACGATCATTCAACCTAAGCTGGCGCTGCGTGGCATGAATGCTATTTCGAGCAGCACAGTGACGGTGGCTCATTTGATGGCAAACATCGGTACAATCATCAAGCAAGCCGCTGCCACTGATCAACCAGATGCACCGCTTGTGCCGGGTGAAAGTCAATGTAAATTTTGTCGCGCTAAGGGCTCTTGTGCCGCGCTGGCAAGTAACGTAATGAAGGAGATCGGAATCATGTTCCAGCCTACCGTAATGCAACCACTCGATATGGCGCAGCAAAGCGCCAACAAAGACCCCTCGACAATGGATGATGGCCAGATCGCACAGATCATGGAAGCTGCACCTTTGATGCGTCAGCTTCTTGAAGGTGTGGAGAAGGAAGCATTGCGCCGTCTGGAGTCTGGTGGCACTATCCCCGGCCTCAAGTTGGTCAATGGTCGCGGCTCACGCGCTTGGGCGCTGCCTGAAGCTGAGATGGCTCAAAAGCTCGTGAAGATGGGCATACCCAAGAACGCTATCTACGAAACGAAGCTGGTGTCCCCGGCTAAGGCTGAGAAGCTCACTTGGGCCAAGCGTGACGGCACGCAGGTTCAACTGACTGATCGCCAGTTGAAGACAATGGAAAACGAATACGTGGCTAAGTTAGCAGGCAAGCTAACCGTGGCCCATGAGTCTGATGCACGGATGGCCGTGATCAAGAACGCTGCACCGATGTTCAGTGCAGTGGAAGTAGTCCCGGCTTTGCCGGATTGGTTAAAGTAACTTAGGGTAACAAAATGTCTGATATTGTTTTTCTGTCGAATGTACGTCTGTCTTTCCCCCACCTTGCTGAACCTCAGAAGCAGGTCAATGAGGCTACTGGTGCAACTCGCATTAGTTACAACGCTGAATTCCTGATGCCGCAGGATCATGCAGGGTTCCAGCAGTTTATGGCCCGCTATGCTGAACTGGCGTTGGACAAGTGGAAAGAACACGCCAACACCGTAATGGGCATGATCCAGAACGACCGCAAAACCCGATGCTTTGGCCAGGGTAGTGAGAAGATCAACAAAAAGACCTTCTTGCCCTACGATGGCTATGCAGGTAACGTGTTTATTACGGCTGGCCGTGATACTGCCCCTCAGATGATCCAACCTGATGGCTCACCTGTTGACCCTAGCAACACGATGGCTTACCAGCAGCTTGCACGCAAGATGTACGGTGGTTGCCGCGTTAACGCTGCCGTGAAGCCTTGGCCTCAAGACAACAAGCATGGTCGTGGCATTCGCTGTGATCTGATTGCTGTCCAGTTCGCCGGTGACGACACGGCCTTTGGTGAGGGTGCTGTTGACGCATCTAACCTGTTTGGTTCTGTGGCTGGTGCGTCCCATGCTGGCTTTGGTGTTGCACCTACCATGCCTGCTGCACCGTTCGGTGGACTGCCATCGTTCTTGGCTTGATGTAAACGGGGGAAAGCGGATGCCGCACTCCATGATCTTCATGCTCTGTGTCACCATGAAGGCTTAATGAGACGGTGCAGCGAGTACCCCACCTTTTATGGGAAACAATGTCGAGTATCGGGTTAGCACCGGTATTGGAAAATCAGTTTATAGACACTGCTTGATGTGAGTCGGCATTGTTTCCCACCCAACGAGTAAAAGTAATGAGTAATGACTACATCTACGATATTGAAACCTATCCCAACGTGTTCACGTTGGCGGTGGAACACGCAGAAGCACCTCTGCACTGGATGTTCGAGATCAGCGACTTACGCAATGACAGTCGTGAGATCATTGCGTTTCTCCAGTACCTCACAGACACCGATGCACGCATGGTCGGCTTTAATAACTTGGGGTTCGATTATCCGGTAATCCACACCCTGATCAAGATGGGTTACAGCGATGCCCACACCTTGTACGACAAGGCTATGGCAATCATTGCTGCACAAGACAATGAGAAATTTGTCCACATGGTTTATCCTGGTGATCGCTACGTCAAGCAGATCGACCTGTTCAAGATACATCACTTCGACAACAAGGCCCGCGCTACCAGCCTCAAGGTGCTTGAGTTCAATATGCGCAGCAGCACGATTGAAGACCTGCCGTTTCCCGTGGGCACCAACCTGACCGCTGATCAATTGCCCACACTCAAGAAGTACAACAAGCACGATGTAGTGCAGACTAAACAGTTTTACGTCAAGACGCTGGACATGATCCGGTTCCGTGAAGAGCTGACCTTGAAGTATCAGCGGGACTTCATGAACCACAATGACACAAAGATCGGCAAAGACTACTTCGCCATGAAGCTGGAAGAAGCTGGTGTCACGCTGTACGACTATGGCTCTGCTGGTCGTACACCACGGCAAACCAAACGCAGCACAATTGCGCTATCCGATGCCATTCTGCCGTGGATCACGTTTGAGCAGCCTGAGTTCACCAGGGTTCTGACATGGCTCAAGGAACAAGTCATTACTGAAACAAAAGGAATCTTCAATGACATCACTGCAACTGTGGATGGCTTCACTTTCGTGTTTGGTCTTGGCGGTATACATGGATCGGTGGAGTCCAAGGTTATCGAGTCTGATGATGAGCTTGTCGTTGTTGACCTCGATGTGTCTAGCTATTACCCAAATATGGCAATTACTAACGGGTTTTACCCAGCACATTTAGGCGCATCGTTCTGCGACATTTACAAGCACCTGTACGAGCAGCGCAAGACATACGCCAAGAACAGCGCAGAGAACGCCATGCTGAAGCTGGCGCTAAACGGTGTGTATGGTGACAGCAACAATCAGTTCAGCGTGTTCTACGACCCTCTGTTTACCATGAGCATTACGCTTAATGGTCAACTGTTGTTGTGCCTGCTGGCCGAAGGGCTGATGCACATCGAAGGTTTAAAGATGATCCAGGTCAACACCGATGGCTTGACCGTGCTGGTGCCCCGCGCCAACAAGTGGATGGTGGACGCAGTACGGGCAGCATGGGAAGCGCGCACCAAGCTCCAGCTTGAGGAAGCCATTTACTCACGGATGTTCATACGTGATGTGAACAACTACATCGCAGAGTATGAGAACGGTAAGCTCAAGCGCAAGGGTGCCTATGAGTACGACATGGACTGGAGCCAGAACCACGGCGGCATGGTCATCGCTAAGGTGGCTGAGAAGGTCTTGATTGAGGGTGCACCGATTCGGCTGACTGTTGAGCAGTGGCCGGACATCATGGACTTCATGCTGCGCACCAAGGTGCCGCGCTCCAGTCACCTCGCATGGGGTGACGGTAAGGTTCAGAACATCAGCCGGTACTACATCGCCAAGGGTGGCAAGCCTCTGAACAAGTGGATGCCACCGCTCAAGGCCAAGCCGACTGTGTGGCGTCAGATTGGCGTTGAATCTGGCTGGAACGTCCAGGTATGCAACGACATCAAGGATGCCACGCTACCAGTGGACTTCGACTATTACATCCGCGAAATTGAAAAACTTACTTTAGGATTAGCATGAACAAGCCATTGGAGAAAGACATTGAAGCACGAGTTTGCGAATATGCCAGAGGTAAGGGTGTGCTTGCGTACAAGTTCACCAGCCCCGCACGGGCTGCTGTGCCTGACCGTCTGTTCATCGCACCAGATGGCCGTATGTGGTTCTGTGAATTTAAGCGTGAGGGACAGAAGGCAACAATGGCTCAAGAGCGAGAACACCACAAGCTCCGACAGTCCAACGTAAACGTATTCGTCGTGGACAACGTGCCCGAAGGCAAGAACATGATTGACCTGATGGTGATGGGATGCTGACACCAGACTTACTCCACGGCTACCAGCAAAAGGCGGTCAACTTCCAATGCACCCACCCCAACTCGATGCTGTGGCTGGACATGGGGTTGGGCAAGACGGTCATTACCTTAACCAGCCTGTCGCACCTGATCCGTACCGGCTTTCTGCGGGGCGTGATTATTGTGGCACCCATCCGAGTAATCCGACTAGTCTGGAGACAAGAAGCTGCGAAGTGGGAACACACCAAGCATCTTCAGTTCAGCATGGTCACGGGCACCAAGGATCAGCGCACCCGCGCTCTCTTACGTCCCGCTGACATTTACATGATTAATTATGAGAATCTCGGCTGGCTTGCTGAAACCTTACAAACTTACTTTGTCAAAAAAGACAAGCCAATGCCGTTTAACGGTGTCGTATGGGACGAGATCAGTAAATGTAAAAACAGCGCCACCAATCGGGTGAAGGCTGTCAAGAAGATTCTGGACAAGTTCGACTGGACTACCGGCCTTACCGGCACCCCGGCATCCAACGGGTACAAAGACCTGCATGGTCAGTTCCTAGTGGTTGACAAAGGTGTGCGGCTGGGTGTCAGCAAGACGGCATTCCGCACCAGGTTTTACAAGAAGGTCGGGCCGTACAAAGAAGTGGCCTATGAAGACACCGAGGACACAATCAAGAAACTGATCGGGGACATCACACTTGAAATGAGCGCGGAGGACTACAACCCACTGCCTGACCTGATCGTCAATGACGTAGAGATCGAGATGCCCGAGAGCCTGCGTGTCCGGTACGAAAAGATGGAGAAAGAGTTTTTTTTGGTGCTGGACAGCGGCAAGGAAATCGAAGCGTTTAACCAGGCATCGCTGACTAACAAGTGCCTCCAGTTCAGCAACGGTGCAATGTACCCGGTGGCTGGTATGCCACTGTGGGAGCCGGTGCATGACCTGAAGCTAGAGGCGCTGGAAGACATCGTAGATGAGGCCAACGGCTCACCAATCCTGTGCAGCTACGCCTATCGGTCAGATGCTGCCCGGATCATGGAGAAGTTCAAGCACCTTGATCCAATCAACCTGACTGAGTGCAAGTCCGAGAGCAGCCTGACCAACGCCATGCACCGCTGGAAGACTGGTGATTGTGCACTGATGATTGGACATCCTGCCAGCATGGGCCACGGAATTGATGGGCTCCAGGGCAATGGTCACATTCTTGTGTGGTACGGGCTCAACTGGAGTCTTGACCTGTACGAGCAGTTCAATGCCCGTGTGCGCCGCCAAGGTCAGGGTGTGCCGGTGATCTGCCATCGCATCATGTGCCAGGACACACTTGATCAAGCACAAGCACTGGCGCTGGACGAGAAAGCCACCACACAGGCTGGTCTAAGAAACGCAATAAAAGAATACCGCCAATCCAAAAAGCTGTGATACACTGTTCAACGTCAACAACGTAAAGGAACCAAATGATCAATTACATCAAAGAACGACTGCGCCAGCCGACACCACTGGAGATGATTACACGCGAACTGGCACTGGCAAACCTTGCCAAACTGGAAGCTGAAACTGCTGTGGACTTCGCTCGAAGTGTTGTGGCTTATAACGATGCCCGCATCAAGCGCCTTGAGGCCTATTTGAAAGACAAATATGAACTGCTGTGACTCTTATGGAAACTGCACACAGGGTGAAAATTGCCCAGTGCGCAAGACACGTTCGCTAGATCGCAATCTGTTCTTGGATGTGATGGAAGGGTTGTTGGCGTTGGCTGTCACTGTCGGCGTCATTGCCAGCATGTGTTTCATGTTCGGCTACATCTGGTATCGGGTGACACCATGAAAAAGTCTAATCAAACCCCGCTGCGCGCTATGTTGCGGTTATACACCGATGGTCTTACCACTGCCCAGTTGGCCCACATAACGGGCTTGGACGTAAACGGTGTTGCGCGATCTCTCAAGGCTATGCCCGACGTTTATATCGACCGTTGGGAAACGAGTCAGCGCGGGCGGTATATCAGTGCAGTCTGGTGTGTAGTCGTGCCGCCTGAAAACTGCCCTAAACCGGAGAGAGAAAAATGACCGACGACATAAGTTTTACCGAACTGGTGATTGGGTTATTAATCGCACTTGGGGGATTCAGTATTGCACACCTTGTGCTGGACTTCCGACACTTCAAAGAGATAGCCAACCAATGCGACAAGCAGGGCTACATCCAGAACGAAACAACGCGCATCCAGTGCCGAGTGGAGAAGCCATGACCGACGACGACTCAAACATGGCAGCAAACGCGATTTGCCATGCCGCCCATATGGTACAGGCTTCGCTACAAGAGGCCGCAAGCGTTCAAACATGCCCGCATATTTTGTATAAGCCGAAACTGTTCCGTGATGGCGATCAATGGTGTGCGTTGTTGGGTGAGAACTTACAAGAGGGTGTTTGTGGTTTTGGGGATTCACCTGCCAAAGCGATGCACGCCTTCGATGCAGACTGGTACAAGCCTATCGCCAAAGCCACGGAGGTGCAATCATGACCTGGCCCTTTCCACCATTTCCCACGCCGAGATCGGAAGAGC